CCGTTTAGGATGAATCCATTGGTAGCTATACAGCATGATGGTGACTTAAGTAGAATCGAAGATAATACAAAGTTAAACTCGATTATATCTCACGAAGCATTAACCGTTAATGAGAAATTTAAGCCAACATATTCGAGCAGGTTTAACTCGTTTTTGATAATGGGTACAAATAAACCTGTAAGGATTACAGATTCTAAATCAGGTATTATTAGACGTTTAATTGATGTGCACCCAACTGGAGAAAAAATTAAAGCATCAGAGTATTACAAGTTAATTGATGATGTTAAATATGAACTTGGTGGAATAGCTTATCATTGCCTAAAGGTATATGAGAGCTTAGGAAAGAACTACTACAATGATTATATTCCAATTAGTATGATGAATACAACGAACAATGTTTATTCGTTTATTGAGGAAGAGTTTGAGTGGTTCACAACAGAAGAAGAAATTTCATTAAATGCAGCATGGATGAGATACAAAAATTATTGCTTAGATGCAAATATACAATATCCATTAAACAAATTAAATTTCAAAGAAGAATTAAAGACATATTTTACAGAGTTTAAAGAGAGAACAAAAACTGCAAGAAACATTTATAAAGGATTTAGACCTGAAAAGTTTAATATTAGCATTCTGAAAAAGGATGATGGAAGTCAATCTTGGATTATATTAAAAGAGCAACATTCAAAGTTGGACGATTTAATGAAAGACTTCCCAGCACAATATGCGACAAAAGATGGGTTACCTAAAAAACCTTGGTCTGAAGTCAATACATTGTTAAAAGATTTGGATTCTAGAAGACAGCATTATGTAAATGGTCCTGCTTATATTATTTGTGTTGATTTAGACTTGAAGAATGAACTTGGAGAAAAAGACTTAGAATTGAATCTGAAAGAAGCAGACAAGTTCCCACCAACTTATGCAGAAGTAAGTAAAAGTGGAAAAGCTATACACTTGTATTATATTTATACCGGTGACCCTGGACAACTAAGTACTTCTTATGGACCTAATATTGAAATTAAAGTCTTTAATGGTAATTCTGCACTAAGAAGAAAATTGACATTATGTAACAATTTGGATATTGCAACAATCTCATCTGGTCTGCCGTTAAAGGAGCAGAAGATGGTAAGTGAGAAAGAAATTAAAGACCAAGCACACTTAGTGGCTTTGATTAAGAAAGGTTTGAACAAAGAAGTGTTCCCAAACACAAAACCAAGCATTGATTATATTTCAATGATACTCAATCAAGCTTATGATAGTGGAATGGTTTATGACGTTGAGGATTTAAGAGGTACTATAAGAGACTTCGCATTAACAAGTACTAACCAGAAAGACTACTGTTTAAAAGAAGTTATGAAGATGCCTTTTAAGAGTAAACAGACTGCAGAGGAAGTTGAGTTGGAAGATTTAGCAGATGCGCCAGTCAATGTATTGTCGGATGAAATGCCATTGATTATATTTGATGTTGAGGTATTTCCAAACTTGTTTATTTGCTGTTGGAAAATAAAAGGTAAGTCTGCTAGACATAAAATGATTAACCCAACTCCAGATGATATTAAAGAGCTTTGTAAGAATAGATTGGTTGGCTTTAACAATCGCGATTATGATAATCACATATTATGGGCTCGAATGATGGGTTATACAAACATGGACTTGTTTAAGCTATCTCAGAAGATTATAGACAAAGACCAAGATTTCAAAGGTTTTAAGCAAGCTAAAAGTTTGAGTTATACAGACGTTTATGATTTCCTAAGTTCTAAGAATAAAATGTCTTTGAAGAAATGGGAAATCAAGTTAAGAATAAAGCATAATGAATTAGGACTTCCTTGGGACCAACCAGTTCCTGAAAAATTATGGGATACAGTAGCTGAATATTGTTGTGATGACGTTGATGCTACCGAAGCCGTATGGGATGAGAACCTTGGTGATTGGGAAGCTAGATTAATATTGAGTAAGTTGAGTGGTTTAAGTGTAAACTGTACAACCAATACTCACACTTGCAGAATCATTGTGGGCAATGATAAACACCCACAGAGTAAATTTATATACACTGACTTAAGCAAAGAATTTCCAGGTTATAGATTTGACAAATTTGGAATTGATAGAGATGATTATATTCCAGGAACAAAGATTGTTTCCGGAAAGAGTATCTACAAAGGACAAGACCCAGGAGAAGGTGGCCGTGTAAGAGCGGTACCAGGATACTATGAATGGGTTGCGTTATTGGATGTTGCCTCTATGCATCCTAGCACGATTATATATTTGAAATTGTTTGGTAAGGAATACACTGCCAGATTTGAGGATATTAGAAATGCTAGAGTTGCAATAAAGAATGGCAACTTCAAGAAGGCTGAGGAAATTCTTATGAGAATCAATCCAGAAATTGTGGATTTGTTTGAAAAGGAAGGTGGTATTGAAAAGAATGCCGATGCTTTAGCTAATGGATTAAAGACAGCAATTAATTCGGCATACGGATTAACTAGTGCCAAATTTAGTAACTTACTTAAGGATGAAAGAAATATAGACAATATAGTTGCTAAGAGAGGCGCATTGTTTATGATTGATTTGGAAGAGGAAGTTGAATCTAGAGGATTTAAAGTTATTCATACAAAGACGGATTCAATTAAGATTCCAAATGCTACACCAGAGATTATATCTTTTGTTAAAGAATATGGCATTAGTAAAGGCTATGAATTTGAGCATGAAGCAACTTATGAGAAGATGTGTTTGGTTAATGAAGCCGTATATGTTGCCAAATATGCCACCGCTGAGAAATGTCAAGAGATGTATGATTATATTCCAAAAGATTGTAAGAAGCATGGTGGTGAATGGACTGCAACTGGTGCTCAATTCCAGGTTCCATATGTTTTCAAAAAGTTGTTTAGTAAAGAGCAAATAGAGTTTTATGATATTTGTGAAACTAAATCTGTGACTACAGCAATTTACATAGACTACAATGAGAATTTAGCAGAAGATGAACATGATTATATTTTTGTTGGTAAGGTTGGTTTATTCTGTCCAGTATTATCTGGTAGAGGTGGCGGATTACTAGTTCGAAAGAATGATAGAACCGGAAAGTACGACGCCGTGAATGGTACTAAGAATAAAAAGACCAAAGAAAGTTTCAGATGGCTTGAAGCAGATGATGCATTAAAGTATGGTGATGATTGGTGGAAAGAAAATGTCGACTTCACATACTATGATAATTTAACAAATGAAGCAGCAGAGGCAATAAATGAATATGTTGATTATATTCAGTTTTGCGAAATACAATAATATTTAGAAAAGGAGATTACAATTATGGTAACAAACAAAATCAAAATCGAAGGAGCAAAATTAGTATTTAAGAATTTCCAGGGAAAGGCTGACGATTACAATAGTGCAGGAAATAGAAATTTCGGTGTTATTTTAGATGACAAGATTGCAGCTTTATTGGAAGAAGATGGTTGGTATGTTAGACATTTAAGACCAAGAGAAGATGACCCAGAAGGATATGCAACACCTTGGTTAAAGGTTAAGGTAAATTATGACCACGAGAGAAATCTTGTTCCAACAGCAATGATGATTACGTCTAGAGGAAAGAAGAGATTAACAGAAGAGACTATTGGTCAGCTTGACTGGACAAACATTGAGTATGCCGATGTGATTATATCCCCATACAACTATCCAGCAAGAAATGGAAAACCAGCAGGTGTTTCTGCATATCTAAAATCTCTTGTTGTGAAAGTTATAGAAGATGACTTAGAACTCAAATATGCGGATATTCCAGATTTAGATGAGGACCCAGCTTTTGAGTAATATACAACTATATGGTTATCAGATAGAAGCTGTTAATAATTTAAAGAATGGAGCGATTTTATGTGCTGGCGTTGGTCTTGGTAAATCTAGGACCGCGCTAGCGTATTATATTCTAAATGTTTGTAAAGGTGGTTTAAGGATTAATGGGGTTGGGAAAACTCGACCCCTAAAAACACCAAAAGATTTATACATAATAACAACCGCCAAAAAGAGAGATAGTTTAGAGTGGGAAAGTGAATGTGCTCTTTTCAACATTCTTAAAAATGAGAAATCCATTAGTGGCGTAAGGCTTGTTGTGGACTCTTGGAATAACATCAAAAAGTATATTAATGTTAAAGATGCATTCTTCATATTTGACGAACAACGGGTTGTTGGATATGGAACTTGGAGTAAGAGTTTCATAAAAATTTCAAGAAGCAATGAGTGGATTCTATTAACAGCAACTCCTGCTGATAAGTGGACTGATTATATTCCAGTTTTTATAGCTAATAGGTTTTACAGAAACAAGAGAGAATTTACGGAAAGACATGTTATTTATAACAGATATTCAAAGTACCCAAAAATTGATAGATGGTTGGATGAGAGACATCTTAAAAAATTGGAGAGTAGTATTTTGGTAAAAATGGAAGGTGCTAATAAAACCACTAGACATTTAATGACAATTACCTGTACTTACAACAGAGACCTCTTTAGACGAGTCTATAGAGACCGATGGGACATTTATGAAGACTGTCCTATAAATGAAATTTCAAAGACATTATACTTGTGTAGACGAGTATGTAATTCTGACCCATCTAGAATCGAGCAAGTTGCAAATATTCAAAAAGAGCATCCAAGAGTGATTATATTCTATAACTTTAGTTATGAGTTGGAAATTTTAAGAAAGTATTGTACTGACAACAAAATAACATTTGCAGAATGGAATGGTGAAAAACATGAACCAACACCTATTGGAGAAAAATGGGTATATTTGATTCAGTATACTGCAGGTTGTGAAGGTTGGAATTGCATAACAACTGATACAATAATATTCTACAGTCAATCATACAGCTATAGACAAACAGAACAAGCTAGAGGAAGAATAGACAGAAGCAATACTCCTTATGACGATTTGTATTATTACACTCTTGTATCTAAAGCGCCTATCGATATTGCAATACAACAAGCTCTTAGAAACAAGAAAAACTTCAATGAACGTAAATTTCTTAATGCAAGTGGGTTTCCGAAAAAAAATTAGGGTATTATGGAGGGGGATGAGAAATAGTCGATATTTGATTCCCCTATTCCTTTTAGGAGGATTTGAAAATGTTAGAATCAACTTTTCAAAAACAACTTATACAAACGATTAAAAAGCGTTTACCAGGATGTATAGTTACAAAATTCAAACCGGATGGAATTACAGGTTTTCCAGACCTGATTATATTTTACAATGATAGATGGGCATTGTTAGAAGTTAAGCGAGATGCGACAGCATCACACCAACCAAATCAAGATTATTGGGTTAATAAACTTAATGATATGTCTTTTGCAGCATTTATCTATCCCGAGAATAAGGAGGAAGTTCTCGATGCCATGGAAGAAGCACTATGTTAAGTATGACCATTCATTTTTAAGTCCTAGTAGTTATCATTGGTTAAACTATGACCATGAAAAACTAATAAAAACTTATTTGAATGTCATGTATTCAAAAGCTCATGGAACTGAAATGCATGAGTTAGCAAAATTATTAATAAAAAATAGACAAGAATTACCAGATGAACCAAAAACATTTAACATGTATGTTAATGATGCTATTAAATACAAAATGAGTCCAGAAGTATTACTATACTATTCGGACAATTGTTTTGGGACTGCCGATGCGATTATATTTGATGACAAGAAACGAACTTTAAGAATTCACGATTTAAAAACCGGAACAATTAAAGCTTCGATGAATCAATTAAAAATTTATGCAGCCCTATTTTGTTTGGATTATGATGTTGACCCAAACTCTTTAAAAAACATGACTCTACAAATTTATCAGAATGATGAAGTTTCAAGTGAAGAACCAGATGCATCTGAAATATCAGAAATTTGTGATAAGATTATAGAGTTTGATGAAGTTCTAGAAAATTTAAAGGAGGATTTAAACAATGTCTGATTATATTTCACACAGTGGAGTAGCGCACGATGAAAACCCTCCTGGAAGAGGTTCTGGAAGATACGCTTGGGGTGTTGGAATGAATCCTGAGCAAGGTGGTCGAAGAATTGGCTTCTTAGAAGAAGTTGAAAAAATGAGAAAGCAAGGTTTTACAGATACTGAGATTGCTAGAGCCCTAATTGGTCCAAAGCAAACTGGTGTAGACCTTAAAGCTATGATAACCATCGAGAAGAAAAAAGAGAAAGACTACCAGATATCTAGAGCTAAAAGTTTGTATGATAAGTACAATCAAAATATTACAGAAGTCGCAAGACGAATGAATAAACCAGTATCAACAATTAATGACTGGCTTAAGAATGATATTTCTGAACAAAAGAGTAGATATTATGCTACTGCGGAATTCCTTAAGAAGAAAGTTGATGAATCTGAAAGCGGGATTCTAGATGTTTCGAAATCTGTTGAACATATTTTAGGAGTTCCACAAAATACTAAAGAAGTTGCAATAGCAATGCTTCAGGATGAAGGTTATATTAAGACTTGGGTCAAGATTCCAAGAGTTGGTGATAAAACTGGCGACAAATTTTTTAACACTGAAGTTTTAGTAAAGCCATTGCCTGGTGAATCAATAAGCGACACTATTCAGAGAGCTAAGAATAATAAGTTCAATATTGACACCGTTACAGAGTTCAGTCCCGATGAAGGTGGACATTTCTTTGTTCCTGAAAAGCCAGCAAGATTAGATGCCTCTAGAATTTATGTAAGATATGATGAAGATGGAGGTTCTTTAAAAGATGGTGTTATTGAAATACGACCAGGCGTTAAAGATTTAGATATGGGTGGTTCTGCATACTGTCAAGCAAGAATCAATGTTGAAGATACTCATTATCTAAAAGGAATGGCAATACTGTCAGAAGATATCCCTGAAGGTTATGATATTGTTTACAATACAAATAAAAAACGTGGAACACCAATAATGTCTGATGATAGAGATGCTAAACAGGTTTTTAAGCCTAACGAAATAAAGAATCCAGACAATCCATTTGGTGCTACCATAATTGCTGGCGGTCAAAATTATTATGAAGACCCAAAGGGTGATTATATTTTAGATGCAAATGGTGTTTACAAGAAAGCAACTCCTGCTGATTCTGGTAAACCACACTACTCACTTTCAAAAGTTAATAAAGTAAGGGACGCTGGAGATTGGCAAGATTGGAGTAAGACAATTGCTACACAGTTTTTAAGCAAACAACCTCAAAAATTAATAGACCAACAAATAGACCTTTCTTTAAAACATCAGAAAGTTATGTTAGAAGAAATCCAGAGTTTGACAAATCCTGTTATTAAGAAACAGCTTCTAAATGATTTTGCAGGAAAGATGGATTCAAATGCTGCTGAACTTAAAGTTGAAGGTTTTAAGAAACAAGCCTTTCAGGTTATATTACCAGTTCCTGATATGCCACCAAATGAAGTTTATGCTCCAAACTATAAAGATGGAGAGAAAGTTGCTTTAATTAGATATCCACACGGTGGTATTTTTGAAATTCCAATTTGTACTGTAAAAAATAAAGGTTCTTCTGTTGAGAAGATTTGGGAACCTTCAAAGATGAAGGATGCTATAGGCATCAGTCCTGAAACAGCACAACAGTTATCAGGAGCTGATTTTGATGGTGATACAGTTTTAGTCATCCCGATGACTTCTAACAAAATCAATGTACAGAATTCGAAGCCTTTACAAGGTTTAAAGAATTTTAATACAAAGCAATATGCACTTCCTTATGATTCTAGTAATCCTGATAATCCTTGGCCTAAAGGTAAGAAGCCTATTAGCTATGACCAAATGCAAGTTCAGATGGGAATAGTAACAAATTTGATTACTGATATGACAGCAGCAGGTGCTCCTTTAAATGAAATTGAAAGAGCCGTTAAACATTCTATGGTTATCATAGATTCTTACAAGCACAAGCTTGATTGGAAACAGTCCGCAAAGGATAACAACATTGCTGAATTACACAAAAAGTATCAGGGTTATACTGAAAAGTATGTTGATGAAGAAACTGGTGAAATTATTGAACAGCATAAAGGTGGAGCCAGTACGATTTTTAGTAGGTCAAATAGAAAAATTTATGTAGACCAAATTAAAGAAGTTACAAGAGTCTCTGATATGACTCCTGAAGAAAAGAAAAGATGGGACGAAGGAAAAGTAGTTTATAGAGTAACTGGTAAAAAGAAATATGCCGCTATAAAAGACGAAGATGGTAACATCATTGACTACGAAGATACCGGTAAAATGAAACAGTCCCATATTAAGGAGACCCTATTAGTTGATGATATGATGGACCTTGTTAGAGAGAAGGATAATCCTAAAGAGGTGGCATATGCTAAGTACGGTAATGCTTTAAAAGAGCTTGCAAACACCGCTCGAAAAGAAGCCCGCACCATGAAAATGCCCCCCGTCAATAAAGAGGCCCGTATAAAGTATGCAAAAGAAGTCGAAGAATTAAATGATGCCCTTATTAAGGCGGAATTAAACAGCCCTAAAGAAAGAGCCGCTCATAGATTAGCAACCACCATGGCAAAACAGATAATGGAGGAGAACCCTAATCTAGATGATGACCGTAAGAAGAAATTAACTGCACAACAGTTAACAAAAGCACGTGCAATTGTAGGTGCCCATAAAGAAAAGATAGAGATAACGGATAGTCAATGGGAGGCTATACAAGCTGGAGCTATATCAACAGCTAAACTACAACGAATACTACTAAATACTGATCAAGATGCATTCAAAGAGCGTGCTATGCCACACAATAGAAACACATTAACACCAGCAAAAGAGCAATTGCTCAAATCAATGATTGCTAGTGGCAGATATACAAATGCTGAACTAGCAGAAGCACTTGGCATTAGCGTATCAACAGTTAACAAGTACAAGCAATGATGAAAGGAGATGACATGATATGAGTGATATGATGCTAACAACAGTTGACAACAATGTCGACCCGTTCACCAACTTCATGGAATGGTTTAAGTATGATACCGTTTTTCTACGCCATAACACTTGTCAGCGCCTATCTAATATTGCAGGAACTTCAGTTACAGTTTCAGATGAGATTAATGAAGAGAGAATACGCGATGCGATGCACTACTTAGTTGAGGAGAATCCAACATTGTACAGAATTATTTACAAAAATGAAGAGAAAGAAGAGTCAAAGGAGGGGAGGGGGGTTGAATAAATAGCCCCCCACTGCACTTTCGCGCCCCTTTTTCTTTTTTCCCCGGAGGGAAGAGCTCTGAAAAACTTTTTGGAGCAAAAAAAGATCCATAGGTTAGTCTATGGTCTTTTTAAGGGTATGCGTTACTAAAAAAGCAAGAAGTGCTCCTTTCAGATATATTTATTATCGGTGTTAATGTCCATACTGGTTTCGAAAACTATACAAAATGCTACAAACAATTTCCTCAATAGTAGTTGAATTAGTAACACATACTCTTAAAAAGATCATAGAAGTAAAAAAGAAATGAGGTAAAAGTATGGGACAAAAGTTGAAACCACCAGCTAAGACTCCCGAAGCTCGAGAGAATCAATGTATAAACATGGCAATGAATCTTGCAGCAGAAAGATTAGCAGAAGGTACAGCAAGTTCTCAAATAATTTGCCACTTTCTAAAAGCGGGAGCACTTAAAACACAGTATGAATTAGAAAAACTTAGAAGCGAAACCGAATTACAAAGAGCAAAGATAGAAGCAATAAAACAAGCAGAACGTCTGGAAGAGGTTTATGTAGATGCCATAGAAGCAATGAAGAATTATCAAGGAGGAAATTTTAATCCTGATGATTAAATCATATTCTGAAGCAATAGCCATTCCAGATTACTATGAAAGATACCAATACTTAAAATTACAAGGTACGGTTGGAGAAGAAACTTTCGGTTCTCTAAGATTTCTAAATCAAAAACTGTATGATAGCGATGAATGGAAAGAATTCAGACGGAAAGTTATTTTAAGAGACAATGGAAATGACATGGCTGTTGATGGATTTAATATTCCATGTAGAGCAATAGTACACCACATCAATCCGATAACAGCTGAAGACATCATCAATAAAAATCCAAAAGTATTTGATTTAGAAAATGTAATACTAGTTTCACATAATACACATGAAGCAATTCATTATGGCAATGAATCACTATTACCAATTGAATACAAAGAGCGAGAACCAGGGGACACATTACTATGGTAAAAGGAGGAGCACATGGAAATGATAAACGGAGTACCAATTAATGAGTTACTAACAACAGTAAATAGAACGATACGTAGTGGGAGAGATATACGATATATCGTAGTTCACTATACCGGAAATGTAACCGACACAGCATACAATAATGCCAGATATTTCAAATCAGTAAACAGAAATGCATCAGCACATTACTTTGTAGATGAACATTCTGTCTGGAGGTCTGTTGCTGATAAAGACGAAGCTTGGGCTGTTGGTAGAAATTATGGAGCAAATAATTTATTTGGCATAGTAACAAACAACAACTCAATCTCGGTGGAACTATGTAGCACAAACGGTGTATTCCCAGAAACAACTCTTGAAATTGCAGCAACATTAATTGCTGGACTTATGGACAAATACAAAATTTCCATTAATAATGTCCATACGCATTTTGAGGTATGTACAAAAGCCTGTCCTGGATGGCCTGGTTGGGGTGCGGTAGGTGGAAATGCAAATTGGGTAGCATTTAAACAAAGAATCTTAGTAAAGACTTCAGCCGCTGGAAAAGAAAAACCAGTTGTATACACAAATACCCAAAAGAAATACCCATTAGACCCTAAAGGAAGTGACTTCCCACATTACAGAGTCCACCAAACAAAGATTGGCTGGAATTATCCATGTCCAGTAGCTCAAGGTGCGGGATGTTTAGGTTTTCAGATAGAAGCCTTGAAGATAGATTTTCCTAATCATGAAGTAAAAGCCAAAGCCCACATTCAGAAACAAGGAACCATAAATTATGGCAAGATAAATTCAAAATCAATAATAGGTTCTGTTGGTAAAAAGCTAAGGCTTGAAGGCGTCTGGTTAACAATCCCAGGATACAAGGCAAGAGCGTTCTGTGGAGACAAGTGGTTACCATGGCAAAAGTGTGATGGCAATCATCTAATAGGAACACAAGGGAAATCTATACCAATGTATTCTATACAAATAGCAAAGGAGTAATAATGTTTACTAAGAATTTTAAAAAATTAATGAGCTTGTATCTTTTAAATGGTACGGCTTCTGAACGTAGTGAATTCACCTATAGAATATCAACCACTTTAACAGCCTTAGATGGTACTGTTATAACAACAGAAGCCAGCTCATTTGCCCATGAGCGATATTCCCTAGCATATGCATTAAGTGATGTTTTAAGCACCGAAGCGGCAGATATGCGTGCATATCTAGCAATCGGAACTGGTACTGGCACGGTCTCAGATAACGATTATCAATTATTTGAAAGTACGAGTGACTGTACATGTGTTAGTGCATCATCAAATACATCTGCAAACTTTAATAAAATATATACTGCGACATTCCAAAACGATACATCAGCAGATATTACTATTACTGAAACGGGCATAGTTACCAAATCGTATTTATACAATAATTTTTTTGAGGTTCTATTAGACCATACACTTTTGGATACCCCAGTAATAATACCTGCTGGAGAATCCAGAACAATAACCTATGAATGGACTTTTTAGAAAGGAGCAATATATGTTTACTAATAACTTTAAAAAACTAATGTTTAGCTTTTTATTAGGGAATAAAAGCACGAGTATGGGAACTAATGATGCGCCATCTGATTTTACAAGTTTGCCAACTTTACGAAATTTATCTAACTATTCCCGCGAGATATATACTCCCTCAGGATACAATTATTATCAAAATATGTGGTATTGTGCTAGAAATGCCTTAAGCACCATAAATAGTACTGGTACTATGGGTAATGGATATCTTATGCTAGGCACTGGAACTACAGCGCCTACAGCAGATGACTATCACCTAGAGTCCCCAATAACCACAAATCTCAGCTGTGATTCTGTATCGGTATCCAGAACTAGTCTAATAAAAACATACACTGCAACATTCACTAACTCAGGATCCTCAGATATTACAGTTACTGAAGTTGGATTTATAGTATATATATTATACGTCTATTCAAATCATGATGAAAAATCTGACAACTTCCTAATGGACAGAACAGTCCTCGAAACTCCTATAACGATTCCCGCCGGAGAATCTAGAACCGTAACATATGAATTATCTTTTTAGGAGGTATATATGCCAGAATTATCAACAATATTTACCAATATAGCTAATTCAATAAGAAACAAAGCCGGAATAACAAATACTATGCTTCCTTCCGAGATGCCAGATTATATCGATGACATAGAAATACCAGAACCGACAAAAGCGAACATGATTATTACAGACCAGGGTGGATATGTAACTTTATCAAGCAATATCACATGTTCAATATCTGAAACAGAATAGGAGGGTCCCAAATGCCAAATCAAACAACAAACTATAATTTAACAAAACCTCTAGAAACCGAACGTTATGATGTGCAGGTATTCAACAATAATGCGGACATCATAGACGCACAAATGAAAAGCAATGCTGACGGTATAGTAAATGTAAATTTGCGATTAGATAATCTCAACAACTGGACTACCGTAGAATTCACCTTAGCCGATTTCAAGTATGATGAGAATAGTGGAGTTACGTATTTAAGAACAGAAGCTCCTAGTGGATATGAAATAGCTGAGATTAAGGGATATTTAACCATAAATAAAAAAGAAACTGACAGTTCTGAGACAGTTGTGGTTATGGATATGACCACACCCCGATATTTATCAGACTTAACGGGTATGTTATTTAGAATTAGCCAATCAGCCAATACAATAAAAGGCGTTGCAGTAACTGTAACAGCTAATATTAATTTAGATTTATTATATAGTCAATCAGTGATGTTCTTTAATATACAATCTAATAATATAAATTGGTCTAGTGGGGTAACACTAAATAGTACGGCCTTCAAATCAAAATCACTAACAGATTTGTCAAGATTTGAAACCACAAGCTTCACATTAAAAACCAACATCCCACACGCCAACATATCCGAGTTCTACGGTAAACTACAGTATAGATTAGTACCATCAACATAAGTGAGGTGAAATCATGATATCCTTATCAGAAGTAGAACAGCAATTAATTTATATTCTTGAAGGGTCTACTGAAGGTTCCACGCATGCAGACCTAAAAGCCTATACACACCAGGAGTTAGCACAGTATACACATGCTGAATTATCTGCCGGTGGTGGAGAGATGGTTCAACCTATAACTAGAATAGGATACATGATTAGTCTCCTAAATGGTGGTTCCACAGACCCAGAATATTTATCAAGAATAGAAATGTATCTCTCTTATATTTATCATAAAATCATTGGAGAGGAATACCCAACAATAACACACTGTCCTCAACCTCTATCCAGAACCGAGATAATATTATTTTGTATTCTCTATGATATAGAATTAGAAACAATGGGTATAGATAGTACAAAACCATTATCAAGAATTGAGGATTTACTTATACGATGGAAGGAGTCATTCAATGAGTAGTATATTAGAAGATGTTGCTAGTCAGTTAGGATATGACTCCACTAGCGATATAGATGCGCCATTATTAAAAGACATGATTATCCATGTTAATATGGCGATAAACAACCTACATCAGATGGGGGTAGGTCCAACCGAAGGTTTTGAAATTACAGGCACGACTGAAACCTGGGAAGATTTCTTAGGAGAAAACCATACCTTATTAAACAGAGTTAAAGTTTATATTTATTTAAAAATAAGGGTAACTTGGGACACCCCTACAGGAACCGTCTTGCAAGCTTTGAAAGAGGAAATCAAAGAGCAAGAGTGGCGTATAGTTGAAGAGGCTGATACTAATAATAACATATTTTCCTCTTAAAAGGAGCTGATAAACCATGAGACTGTCAAATACAGCAGTCCCAAAATACTATGGACAATTTAGACAACAAGTAATTGCAGGAAAGATACCGGTATGTGAAAACATTGCTCTCGAAATGAATCGAATAGATAGACTAATTGCTGATGATCGATATTATTATGACCCAGAAGCGACCGAGTGCTGGATTAGATTCTGTGAAAACGAATTAACCCTAACCAACGGTGATGATTTATTCCTACTCGATACTTTTAAGCTTTGGGGAGAGCAAGTTTATGGCTGGTATTATTTTCTAGAGACACAAGTCTACAACAAAAACACTGAGCAATGGGAAACAAAGCTTGTAAAGAGAAGACTTACACAAAAACAATATCTCATAGTGACCAGAGGTAATGCCAAAACATTATATGAGTCATGTCACCAGGGATATGGACTTGTTGTTGACCCATCGACAACCCATGGTGTTACAACGGCTCCAACATTAAAACAAGCAGAAGAAGTTTTATCACCGTTAAAGACCGCATTGGCAAGGTCCCGAGGTCCTCTATTTAGATTCCTAACATTAGGTTCTTTACAGAATACTACTGGTTCATCAAAAGATAGGAAAAAACTATCAGCCACAAAGAAGGGTATTGAAAACTTCTTAACAAATAGTATTCTTGAGACCAGGGCAATGTCAATACCAAAGTTGCAAGGTTTACAAACCAAATACAACACAATTGATGAGTGGTTATCAGGCGATATCCGTGAAGATGTTATGACCCCCCTTGAACAGGGTGCATCGAAGATTGCAGATTGGCTCATTATATCTGTAAGTTCTGAAGGTACAATCCGTAACGGTCCCGGAGATGATATCAAAATAGAGCTTAAAAAGATATTAAAGGGCGAGTATGAAGCACCTCAAACATCTATCTGGTGGTATTGCCTTGATGATATAAAAGAAGTCTCAAACCCAAAGTTATGGCCAAAAGCGATTCCGAATTTGGACAAGACTGTAAGTTATGAGACTATTCGGCGAGATGTTGAAAGAGCGGAGAATTCACCATCTACTCGAAATGATATTTTAGCTAAAAGATTTGATATTCCTATGGAGGGATATTCATATTTCTTTAGATACGAGGAAACACAACCCCACCCTTCCCGAAACTTCACGGGTATTCCTTGTGCTCTAGGAGCTGACTTATCAAGAGGAGATGACTTCTGTGCCTTTACATTTATGTTCCCTATGTCTTATGGGTTCGTAGGAGTTAAAGCCTTATCATTTATCTCTCAAAGAACCTATGAAGCTCTATCACCCACTATGCGTGATAAGTACAATCAATTCATAGCAGAAGGTACGTTAGTTGTTATGAACGGTACGGTCCTTGATATACCTCCAGTATATACTATCGTAGACAAGTACATCAATGATAACAATCTTGACATCAGAGCAATGGGATATGACCCATATAATTCTGACGCTTTTGTACAGAACTATGTAATTGATTATGGACCATATGGAGTTACAAAGGTTCCTCAGGGTGCCAGAACTGAATCAGTTCCGCTTGGAGAAATCAAGGCACTTGCAGAAGACCGCTCACTCATCTTCGACGAAGAAATAATGAAATACTGTATGGGTAACTGTATTGTTATAGAAGACAATAACGGAAATAGAAAACTTTTAAAGAGCAGAAAAGATAAAAAGATTGATAACGTAGCGGCTCTAATTGATGCATACGTTGCATACAAAGAACATCCAGACCTATTCGATTAAGGAGGATTAAAATGTTAACAATTACAGAAGCTTTAAAAAAACTACCAAAAGACGATGGGTTGCTCCCGATAAGCGCATGGGAGACTAAAGAATTCATTGGATTCAACATGGGGTTTGGAGGACGCCCTTTGATAAATAGTTCCTCTCATGTTTTTAACAAGAAGACTGGAGAAGACTTAGGCATGTGTTACTCAGCTACTCAGCTAATTGTTGGAGACAAAGAGTATCCGTTAGATGATGCTAAGTTCATACCACCTGAGCAGATTCAGGCAGCTATGAAATATTCAAAATAAATAAAGAAAGGTGTGAGTAAATGAGTTCAATAGTTGATAGGATTAGACGTGGTTGGTCCGCGTTTAGAAGCAATCCTATAGAAATTCCACCTAATATCTATCAATCAGCCTACACACCGGGCAACAAAACGGCGGTGTTTGGGGTGTCAAATATTACTTCAATAATAACGACAATCTACAATCAGATAGCCGTTGATACGTCGCAGATAGATTTTAGACATGTGAAATTAGACGAAAATGACAATTATCTTGAAACAATTGATGATAACTTAAATCAGTTGTTCAAAACACAGGCTAATATAGACCAAGCGGGAAGAGCATTTATTATAGACATTGTAGAGTCACTACTAGACGAAGGTTGCGTTGCATTAGTTCCAACGTTTACATCAAGTGACCCCCTACTTAGTGATTCGTATGATGTCTATAGTGCTCGAGTTGGTAAAATCATAGACTGGTATCCGCAACATGTAAAGATACAGGTTTATGATGAGGAAAAAGGTTGTAATAAGGATATTGTTCTACCAAAGAGAATAGTTCCAATTATTGAGAACCCCTTCTATTCAATTATGAATAGACCGAACTCAACGGTTAGCAGGTTAAGATGGTTAATCCAGCAAATCGATAAGCTCAATAACCAATCAGCAGAAGGTAAGCTGGACATCATACTTCAAGTGCCTTATTCTGTTCGAAATGAATCAAGGAAGGACTATGCTGCGAAACGAAAAACTGAGATAGAAGACCAGTTAGTAAATTCAAGGTATGGTATCGCTTACATTGATTCACAAGAACACATAACGCAGCTTAATAGACCTGCTGAAAATACCTTATTAGAGCAAGCTGACCGAGTTACCAAAGAATTGTTTAATCAGTTAGGTATGACTGAAAACATATTTAATGGTGCTGCTAGCGAAACAGAACTTCTTAATTACTATAACAGAACAATTAATCCTATCTGCTGTGCAATTGTAGATGCTATAGCATGTAAATGGTTAAGCAAGACTGCGAGAACACAGAGACAATCTGTTATGTACTTTAGAGACCCATTCAGACTCTTACCATTGAATACTATTGCTGAAGTTGCTGATAAATTTACTAGAAACGAAATCATGTCTTCTAATGAATTTAGAGCTAAACTTCCTTTAAAACCAAGTAAGGAAAAGAATGCTGACAAACTTCACAACAGTAATCTTTATGACAAATCTGAACCTGAAGAAAGTCCCGATTCAGAGCCAACTGATGGTGGAGGTAATGAGGAAGAGTTAATGCAGGCGATGGCTGACCTAGACACTTTTGATGCGAGCTTAGATGAATTGGAGGCTGAGTTAAATGGATAATTATATTAGTCACTATGCCAGCCCATACTATGACCCTGAAAAAGCCCATGAATACTACATGCGTACAAGGGAACTAAAAGGTAGGAAATCTACAGCTGGTTTAAATGACGAGGGTAAAGCAGCAGCAAAATATGTAAAAGAACAATTAACTTCGGAACGCAAGAAAGTTATATCTGATAAAAAAGACGAGCATACTAATATTAACGAATCATACAAAAATCAAATGCAGTCTAAAATCGATTCGTTGCGAGACAAATTAAAAAGAATGTCAAAGTTTGAAAAGAGAAAGCATAGAGATGCAATACAAAACCAAATAAATATGCTACGCGAAGAAAATAAATCAAAAAGAAAAGAATTATCAGAACAATTGAAGAATTTCAGAACTGAAACAAAAGAATTATATGATGAAAAGTATGTCTCAGAATTAGATAAAATAAGGTCAGACTCAAAATTTATAAAAATACCAAAGAAGCGTAGCAAGAAAAAAAGTACTTCTTAGAAATGGAGGTATAAGTAATAGTGGATGAACATATGAAAAATTACTTAGCTCATCACGGTGTTGCCGGACAGAAATGGGGTCAGAGACACGGACCTCCTTATCCACTAAGTAGAGACCCGGCCAATGCCAAAAGAGCACAAGCAGACCACAAAAAGAACAAAGCATCAACAAAAACATCAAGCAGTTCTCCTAGAGTTTCTAGAGGTACAACTCCATCCAGCATGCAAATACATGTTATGAAGGGAATTATATCCGATAGAAAGTATAGAAAAGAATTAGCAAAGAAGCAAAAAAGAGAACAAGAAGAATACGAAGAGGCTCAAAGAGCTGAAAAAGCAGCAGCTGTTAAAAGGCGAAAGTATCTTGAAAAAGAGGCCAAAAAGGGTCGATTAACAAGGGATGAGCAGGAAGAATACACAGAATTAATATGGAGCGATAAGCGTCAAGCTGAAGCCGAGGCCGCTAGACAGCAAGCTCAACAGCAAAAGTACAAAAACGCAATGAGCCTTGTTTCATCAGCTGCGGTTATGACCCAAAAAGTTGCATTGGCTGCTGAAAGAATCGGTTATGCGAGAAATGCACTATCAATGCTTAGTGAAAAGCAGAAAGATAGAAATCAGGCTCTAAAGATTAGGAAGATGGAATTAGATACTGATATTGCAAAAACCAAGATTAATGCTGAAAAAGATGTAAGGAAAGAAGAAGTTAAACAAAAAGGATATTTAGATCAAAAAGAATTAGACTATGAACTTAAAAAGAAGAAAGACGACATATCTAACAATAACAAAAATAAAGACTATAACAAAGACTATTCAAAAAGGGTAGATACAAAAGATAAAAGTCTAAATGAATGGGCTACACCTAAAAAATTATGGCCTAAGAGCAGCAAAGATGGTTCGTATACAACCTACAACAAAGACAAAAAAGAATGGTCTATAAACAAAGATTCCATAGACAAAAATTCAGTGTTTACAGTTAGCAAAGATAAAGACTATAACAAAGACTATTCAAAAAGGGTAGATACAAAAGATAAAAGTCTAAATGAATGGGCTACACCTAAAAAATTATGGCCTAAGAGCAGCAAAGATGGTTCGTATACAACCTACAACAAAGACAAAAAAGAATGGTCTATAAACAAAGATTCTATAGACAAAAATTCATTGTTTACAGTTAGCAAAGATAAAAAATATACAACATGGAATGACGTAGACATATTTGCTAAAAACAAAGATGGCTCATATCAAAGAAATGACGTTATTACTGATTATAGAAGAAGCCAATTTACTCAAAAGACTATGAAAACAAAGTTAAGTTCAGCATACGCAGACTATACCAAATCTAAATATGTTTCCTATGCTGATTTAAAACCATCAGTCAAGAGTATAAAAGTTTCAGAGAGTAGTCTAAATAGGATAAAAGAAGCACAACAAAGAAGAACAAGAATGGAAGAGATTGCTAGGCAGAAAGCAATGACCCAGGCTCTCCAAAGAGATTTCTTAAATAGTAAGGGTAATAAAAAGGCATACTATTCAATGAAATATCCAATGGGACATTCTATGTTCTTAAGTCCCGAAGAGCAGATGCTATTATATCTCGCTCATCACGGTGTAGCCGGACAGAAATGGGGTCAGAGACATGGACCTCCTTATCCATTAAGCAGAAACCCTGCTAATGCTAAGAGAGCAAGGGTAGACTACAAACAGAATAGTGTACACGTTAATAAGAGCACTCTTGGTAGAGGTATCAAAACATTTGCGACTGAAATTCTTGCAATTGCCGGAGGTGCTGCACTTGGATTAGCGACGGGAGGTACTGCTACGCCAGTTGGAGTAATACTAACACATATTGCAGCCGATTCTTTAACTGGTGGACATAAGACCAGAAAATCGATAAGACTAACTAAGAAGAGAGATAAAATGGTTGAAAAACAAGAACTCAATGAGTCAGCTAACAAAAAAAATATACGAAAGAAAAAATACCAGTCACTGAACGATGCTGCTTATGAGTTATATACTAAGTTTAGACCACGAGAATCAACAAATACTGCAAAACTAGAATATAGTCAAGCAGCAAATAAGCGCCTACAGAAAGCTCTTGAGATAAAAAAAGATACCAAAATTTCAGAGGTATTAGGTTCTAAAAATCAAGAGTTAGCTTCTAAAACCCCAGATAAAATTTCGCATGGTGTAAATCCAAACTATTCAAAGGCTGCCGCCGGATATCACGATAACTGTTTAAAGTGTTCTTTGACCATGGAGATGAGAATGAGAGGCTACGACGTACAAGCAAAACCATCGAACGCGTCAGCAATAGAAGCAATGTCTCAGCAGACAACCCAAGGATTAATAGCCCACTTTACAAAAACCCCGGACACCTATGTATACTCAAATTTTACAAGATCTAAGAACATAATTAAAGAAAAGGACTTCATTAATTCTTTGCCTGATGGACGTTATATGGTAAACGGACCAACAAAAACTGGTGGTGCCCATTCTATCTATGGTATCAAAAAAGATGGAAAAATGGAATATTATGACACGCAGTCTAACAACGGAACAGCCTATAGTTTCTTCAATGCTGCGTCTGGAAAAACTTTAGGTAAAGAACTCATAAATTATTCAAGAGATATTTTTCCAGTCGAATTTATTAGATTGGATAACCTTTCTGAATCTGATTTCTATAATATCTCAGATTATTGTGAAAAATCAAAATAAATAAGGGGGTGTATGTTTTGGACGAACGTTTAAAAAATTACTATCTTGCCCACCATGGTATACCCGGACAGAAATGGGGTCAGAGACATGGACCTCCTTATCCGCTAAACAGTGAGGTAAGTAGGTCTATTAGAAAAAATAGAATAAACTATGAC